CGCCGGTCCGGCGACCGGTGGACGCGATTCTTAATGCCGCTTTTAAACACTACTCGTGCGCGGGTGGGAGAGAACCCCCCGAATGCGTAAGTGACTGATCCCCTAAGGTGCTCGGGCCAATTCTAAGTTTTAGCCTGCTACCCTGTAAGTTTCAGGTAACCATATTGTGGATTTTGACTCTGGAGTCTATTTGCTGTTTTGTGGAGCGAACCCTTTACCGCTTTGAAACTCCTTGTCTGATGAAACTCTTGTCGGTGCAATTAATGTTCCAGTGCACCGGCGACAGTCGTCGCCCCCTTTCTACTCTATTTTTCCCTTTTCTTTCTTTCTGCACTTTATCTAATCTTTTATTTGCCGAAAACCGTGTGTAACTTTAACATAAAATTACAAAAATATTTTCACTACTGTGCCACGGTTACGTGACTTTGATGTCTTCCTATTCTTGGTTGATGCAACTCTTTCCCTGTCATTAGCGTAAGCTAGAAATTTCTTGTTTGATTTAAACTCTACCCTGTGTTGGATTCTGCCAACATTAACTCGGTGTGAGTATCATTCAATTTTGTGGTCTTATCCATAGACCGGTCTAGCTGAAACTCTTGTTATATTGAGCCTAAGCTTCCTTTTTGAAGTCGATTTATTTCGATCGTAGGGACTTTGCTGTTAAACTTTTTAAGCATTGTCTCGAGACTTGGATCGTTTGGCCTCTTGGCCCGACCTTCCTCCTCTCATATCCGAACTGATTCCTAACGGTCATGTTCCCTGTCTGCCTCCGTACTTGAGGTTGACTTGCAAGTTTGCCGCTTCGGCGGTATGTATGCGTGTGGGTTTTACACCCACGGCGGTTGTTGGTATGAGCGTGCCTTCAACTTAACCTACGATAATGGTTTACGTCTTGGTCCTAATTTTACCTCGATTGTTGCTCTGCGGTTCATTCTTGCCGCGCTTGTTACCATGGCGCTGGCTTTCTTTTTCCCCTTTGTTCCCCTTGCTGTCCTCATTTGCTTTGGCTTTGTGTGTCAGCCCATCGTCTTTTTGATTGCCTCCTTTGTGTATTCGGTATACTGGTTTCGCTCTCGTGATAGCGACGCCGGAATGCTTTTCCTTGGTTGGTATCAACATCTTGTTCAGTGGCGATCTTTCGTTCGTGTTAGACGCCGACGTATCTGTATTGCTTGTCGTGACTCGTATCCCTATGCTGCTAATCTCCCTTCTTTTGTTTGGGCAGATGATTCAGCAGCGTGTCATACTTGTCGTTTGACAGGCCGTTATGAATATGTTGATGTTGGCTCCTTTGACCCCCCCCTTCTCTTCGAAACTAATCCTGTTTTTGAGAGTCGTGTGGTCATGGAGCAAGCTGCTCCTTCTGAATTGTGTCTTAACTGTCGTTGTTATTTTCCTCAAGGTTTTGTTCATGACTGTGAGGATTATTTTTATGACTTTGATGATGCATCTGACGATGTTTTCTCTGGTCCTGATCCGCATGTGTTTTATGTGTGCAACTTATGTGATGCTATTGTTCCCCCTGAGTGTTACCTTCGTGGCATATGTCTTCATTGCCCTGCTGGCATTGATGACATGCGTGTTATCCCCCTTTCTGTTGATGAACAGGATGGCGACGATAGTGTCTTTCGTGAGATGCTTGTTGCTGCTGTCCCTGGTTTGTCTGAGTTCATTGATGCCCATCCTGCCCTTGCTGTCGTTCTTTCTGCCACTTGGCTGACGCGTAGTTTTTATGCGTGTCGCTATATTCCTGGTATGATTGCTACGGTTGTTGAGCTGGTTTCCCTTGCCGGCTTGGCCATTGGCACAAATACTGTTGCTTCCTTTGCTACTGGCGTTGCGTCTTTCTTTAAAGAGATGCGTGATACCGGTGACTTTGAGAGCGATGTTGCTGTTGTCGATGAGCAAGGTGCTGGTGATCTTGTGTCCCTTTTTGCTGTTGTTGCGAAAGGTCTTACTGGTGATGCTTCTCTTGGTCGAGATGATTACCAGCGAATTCAGATTTTCCGTTCGTCTCTCGGTACCATGAAAGACGCGGTTGGATTTATTAAATCTTCCTCGTTGATCGTAGACTTCCTTAAGAAGTGCGTTCGACGGTGGATCTTTGGTCCTTCCGATCTTGATAGACTTGAAGATATGATTCTTGCCTGGGCTGAAGCGAGCCCGCAGTTTGCTCTTGTTGATATGCAAGAAATGACTAGCGAGCGCGCCCAAGCCCTTATAGATTTGTATGAGACGGGTCTTGCGATTCAGGCTATGGTCCTTAAATGGCCTGAAGCCCTTCGCTTGACCCATGGTCCTGTGTTTGCGAATACCCTTCGTGTTGCTGCTGCTGTTTATAGCAACTGTCAACATTATACTCGCACTCACGGGACTCGTCCTGAGTCTTTCCATGCTGTTATCGAGGGTGATGCTGATTCCCTCAAGTCTTTGGTTAGCAACATCGTCGGAAACAAGGTTGTTGCCGATGTGATTGGACGATATGATGATAAACTGGTTCATACAGTTAACTTCAATCTCGATCACTTCGACGGCTACCTTGCTTCGACGGTTGTCACTATTATTGACGACTATCTTCAGCTTAAGGACGACGAAAGTCGTAAAGCGGCCGCTGGCTTCATTTACTCTGCGATTAATCACGCTAAGTTTACGTTGCCTATGGCTGCCTTGCTCGATAAAGGTATGGAGTTTAGGTCCAAGTTGGTTTTGTCTACTACTAATGTTGACATTACTGCCTGGTTCCATGACTCCGTCCAATCTCCGAGCAAGCCTAAGAAAGCTGAGAGAGCCGTTGCTGGCCCCCCCCCCCCTGTTGTTTCCATGTCTGGATTTCGACGACGCCACCACCTTATTGTTGAGACTGAAATTCTCAGCAAGCCGATGGCGGATGCGTTGAAGATGTCCGGTGAATGTGATGAACCCCTCCTAGATCAGGTCGTGTGCTACCGTGTTAAGTATGCTGATAGAGCCCTCAATTTGTCTGTGGGCCAGAAGCTAACTTTTACGGAGTTCATGACTCTTGTTCGTCAAGAGGTTGTTCGTCGTGGAGATTTGCGTGGACGTTTCATGTCCAGCATAAAGGCTATCGCTGAACGCGAAAACCCTTCTCCTGTTGCCAAACTTGCCTTGATTGATGAGATGGAATCTCGCTTTCAGCGAGCCATCCACTTTCTTGGTGCGTCGGTGACCTCATTCACTTCCCGTGCTTCTGACTCTCTTGAGACCCTGTATTCCAAGGTCAAAAAAGAGTCGGATGACCTTACTCCTGACTATGAAGATGGTTCAGCTTCTGATGTCTTCGCCTCGAAATGGGCTGATAAGCTCAAATCTAAGACGAAGTCGTCGGAGCCGTTCCAGAATCTTTCTGTGTCGGAGTCCTCACCCTCTAAACCTGACGTTGTAAGCGTTGATGAGCAGGGAGGCACCTTTCGATTTGTAGTCGAAGAGGAACCCCCCCGCTCTAAACGCCAAAGACGTCGAGCCCGGGCCCTCGAGCAAGTTCGTGCTCGTCGGCCTGGGAAGAAGGTCCGATCTGGACCTCCTACTCGCGACAATATTGTTAAGCGTGCCCCTATCCTTGTTGAAGAGCAATTCTCGATTTCTAAGGTAATTGGCAAGGCAATTGCCTGGTCAGTCTTCCTAACCGTTCGAGATGTTCTCCGCAGGGCGGGACTCGCTGTCTTTAAAGTCGCGATTTTCCCTTATACTGCTCTGGTCGCCTTCTTCTATGGAGGAATCGGACATGCAGTACATGCTGTGAAAGTGAAATGGCGCAGAATTGATGAACGAGAGAAGAAATATCTCCTCATCATGACTGTCATAGTTGTCATTCTCATTATTATCGGCCTCGTGTACTACTTCCGTTCCTCCGAAGTTAACGACCAGTACGACGCTAAGGAGCGTCGCGTTCGAAAAGAACCGAAGAAGGCTGAACCTATCAAGGTGAAGCCCTATGCGATTCGTGAGCAGGGTGCTGATGCGAACCTTGAGACCATGAAAGAAACTCTTATCATGTCTAGTCTCGGTCGTATAACGTACCTTAACTCTGAAAAATCGAACGTAGCTAGCACAGCTCTTTTGTGTGTTGGCTCCGATTTGGCCCAAGTCCCCCGTCATTTGTGGATGAAGGCCAAACAGGATGGCGGAATGTTCCACATCCACCTGCCTAAGAAAACTGGCGGAGAATTCTTCTCTGTCAATGAATTTCGACAGGTGGCTGAAGTTCCTGGAACTGATGTCATTTTCCTACGTCATCCCTATTTCCAAGTCGCTGCGAAAGATTCGTATTTCGTCGCGCAAGCTGACATTCCTAAAGCTTTGCGCGGTGAGCTCTTTTTACTTACCTATCGTGGTGGACCTGGAGGGTTGATTCCTTCTGAGCTGCGTGCCGTATCACCCAGACTTTCCCAAGCTCCAATGCGCGGGAGTCAAAGTGGTTATGACTACACAGCCGGTTGCCTGACGACGGAGTGTCCTACTCTGCCAGGTGACTGTGGTTGTATCCTTATGGTGCGTGATCCTACGCTCTCAGGAGGTCGCATACTCGGTTTTCATTTCGCCGAATTTGCGATCAAAGGCGCGGCTTCTCGTGCCTGTACTACAATCATAACCAAAGAAATGATGAGGGAGGTGCTTTCCACCCCCCTGTCCGCTGATGAGCAGTTCGTCGAATATACCGATATCGGTCTCAGTCAACGATTAGCCCATGAACTCTATGCGCAAGCCCCTAATGTTCGCTTTCATGGTTTTTCTAAGCAATTCGTTTTCAGTCCCGACCGGAATGCGATTCGACGCTCTCCTATCTGCGACGACCTCGGTCCTGTCACATCTATTGTGTCCCGTTGCACCAGAGATCTCTCTGGATGTCAATACGGGTTCAAAAAGATGGACCGGCTGAAGCCGTTGCTCAATAAGGAGTCTATCGTCGATCGTATCGGCCATACTGCTTACCGCTGGCCTGCTCCTAAGTTGAACGAAATCCTTTCGTTTAATGAAGCTGTGGAAGGTCGATCAGACCTCTACATGGCGCCTATACGCCAAGCTTCTGGACCAGGCTACGGATATACCTCTCAAGGTGGCAAGTTCCCTTTCCTCTCTCGTGCCACGCCGGAAGATGACCGCGTTCCCAACGCAGTTTTACTCGACCGGATTAAGGTGAAGATTTCTGAGGCCGCTCTTGGCCGAGGTTTCAATCCTTATGAGGAATATCAAAAGAGTGAGAGACTAGCTCCTGAGAAGCTGCTCCACCCTCTCATCGATATTGATGAGTTGTCCCGCTCCATTGGTCGGATTGCCTATCAAACGGCTAACCGACTTACTAATGCTGGGCAAATATGTACCCAAATTCTCATGCGCGCCCTCTTTGCCCCCTGGTTGGACATGATGCGGCGTCAGCTCCCTGAAGGCCCCTCTATGATCGGATTTAATCCATGGTCATTCGAATGGGAATTCATCGAGCAGACGTCTACTCATATCCGTTATCGGGTGTGGTCAATGGATGGCCGCGCGTGGGATATCTCAATCCCAACTGGCGTACTTGGTTACGTTTCGGACGAAATTCTTCTCTGGTTTGAGGTTCATTGTAATGATGGCCTTAACTGGTTGAGGAAAGATCTCCTTTACAGTACCTTTGTGCGCCACTTCCACATCATTGGATGGTTTATCTTCTCGCGTGATGGTCTTGCTTCAGGCAATATAATCACAACGGAAGGAAATAACTGTATCAATGAAGTGGTCCGCCTCGTGGTCGTTGACGAGTCTCTCGCCAGAGACAATGTCCCCCTAGAACAGCGCAAGCTGATTCTGAACGACCCCGACATGTTCCGCTGCTATTATTACGGCGATGACTCTAAAGTCTTCGTCCATGAAAGTTTGTGGGATGTGCTCGACCAGCACCGTTTCGCGTCTATTGCGAAGGAGCTGCTCGGGATGGAATTTATTTCCGGCGACAAGGGGGAGCTACCTGAATGGGCTGATCGTTATACATGTAAGTTTTTGCAACGCCAAACAATTGTTTTGGATGGCGTGCGTTTCGGAGCGTTTCCGATAAACGAATGTGTTGAAATTGCCCGGTGGGTCACCGATTCTGGTGTCCCCCTTCAGATGGCGCGAGATAACTGCGAAGCCGCTCTTCGTGAACTCTTCTTCCACGGTGAAGCCGTGTTTGATGAGTGGCATCGCAAATTCTCGTCTGCTCTCAGCCGAAAGAGCAGTCCCTACTTGATTCGACTCACTTACCGTGAGGTATATGAGTCAATTTTCGGCAAACCTAGCGTGGCTAAGGCACTTAGATTGTCTATGCTACAAGGTGCCCACTTCGACTTTGAGTCGTGCGATGACGAATCGTCGTCTGTCGTCCCCGTCTGCAGCGAAGTGGAAAAAGAGGAGGAGACCAAAAATCTCCTAGAACGGGGTGTTCGCCTCTTAAAAAATAAAGGATACCCCGTCGACGTGCAACATCTGCTAGCCCTTGTTGGTGAAACATGGACCTGTAACCATGAGCGATGTGAAGAGAAAGTGCAGCCTGCCCGAATTATCCAACCTTACCCGGCCATTACTCTAGCCGGCGATATGGATCCAGAGTCGCCCCTTGGTGTCCTCGTTGAACAGTCGCAAGACCTTCGAGAGACCCAAAACCTCCCTGTTAAGCAGCGTACCGAAACCCAGACTACGGCCGATCAAACGTCCGACGTCACGGTGACGGAACCTACACCCCTCCCAATGTCCCTTTATGTTGCGGCGGGGAAGCTACCTGATCAAGGTATGGCTGCTGCTCTGTCCCGACCTTACGAGGTCTACAGCGGCCAGTGGCTTTCAACCGATGCCTCTGGCACGCGCCATGTTCTGCTCAATTTCCCGTATGACCTGTTCAAGGTCCCTCAAATTGAGGAGAAGCTTGCGTGGTTTGCGTACTTCAGATGCAAAGCTGTCAAGCTCACTATCCGCCTCAATCTCACGTCGTTCCACTACGGTTGTCTTGCCCTCTCTCATGTTGAAGGGCAAGCCAATTGGGGGACTTGGGTTCATGATGGAACTTTCAGGCAGTGTCTCAACAACCGCCCGATTTTTCTTTCCGCCATGTCCTCTCCCTCGACTGACATTGTCCTCCCTTGGACACTTCCGTATCAGTGGTTCCCCGTAATCATGACCGGCGGCTCAGCGACGTATTCCGCGCCCCCTGACTACAACGCCGAGTCGCTCATTGGCTTCATGCAACGTGTTCAGTTGCATGTCGTTCAACCCCTGAGCGCCATCGGCACTGTTGTCAATCCCGGCACGGTGACCATTTTCGCGAGTTTCATCGATCCTGAAGTTCAAGGCCCCACACTCGACACCAATCCCTTTCCTCCAGCCCCCCCGCTCCTGGTTGTCAACGAGCAGTCTGGTATTGCTTCGGATCTCGAAGCTATTACCAAGGCTGCCTCCAACCTCATCGTTGGTGGTGAAGGCAAGTCCTCTGGTGGCAGTCACTCCGTCACTCCCGTTGACATTGCTCGTGTTGCTGCGTCTTTCCTCGACGCTCTCGACAAGCCGACCCTTCCCCAGAAGGACCAGCCCTACATGCTCGAGAACAACATGACCATGGCCTACGGGTCTGGCGCTGAGCACGCCTCCAAGAACACGCTGCATGCCGATGCCCATCTCCCCGACACCCAGATCTATGGGAACGGGAACATGAGCTGGAAGCAGTTGGTTCAGACTCCGTCCTGCCTCGATCTTGTTGAGATTCCCGGTGCTACCTACCAAGCCGGCGATCTCGTCAAGGCATGGTACGTCCACCCCACCTTCAACACGTTCGAAGAAGGGGCCGGATCTGCCACATCGATCCCCACCTTCCTCCAGTACGGAACCGCGCCCTTCAAGTGGTGGCATGGCTCGATTCGGTATCAATTCCGTTTCTTTGCTCCCCGCTTCACCACAGCGCGACTCCGCCTTGTCTGGATCCCCGCAGATAAGGGCCTTGCCTCCGTCCCTCCTTCCACTCTTGGAAGCTATGACGTCGGAAACCTGTATACGCAGGTTATTGACGTCACTGGTGACACGATCGCTAATGTCACGATCCCGTGGCTTAGCCCCGTCTTGTACAGGAATGTGTTTCCCAAGCACAACATGTACACGGACGAAGACAATGAGCTCATCTACCTCGGTGGAACCAGCAAGATGCTGTCCCTCGGCACTTCCAACGGATCCATCGCGCTCTACGTCGTCAACGATTTGACTTCCCCCGGCACCACTGTGCCAGTGAACATCACGTTCGCTGTCTTTGTGGCTGCAGGTCAGGATTTTGAAGTCGGATTTTACCAGGGTTACACCAACTTTGGTTTGTCCGAGATCGCTGGCGTCGCAAACGAGCCCGAGGTTCCGCCCATTGTCGTGCGAGAACAGTCTGGAGATGTCTGGAAGGACTTCCATGGCGATTTCCCCCCCATCACCCCCTCCGTTGGATTCGTGGAGCACGGTGCTGCCATGCCCGAGAAGATGGGCTCTTTGGTTGATCTCCTTAAGCGCTATGAGGAGACCTCCACTCCCACCATGATTTCGAACCCTCTGTCCGAGATTGATGGTGGAACTGAGAGTTCCCTGGCGTACTGGATGATCCTGTTCGTCTGGGCGCGAGGAGGTTTTCGAATCAAGACCATCCGTACCGGAACCGGAACTGAGCTGATCACTGCGGCGTCATCCAATGGGATGTACACGCCGACTGTAGCCGGTCCCGGCGAACCGATCCGAGCTTCCACGAGTTCTGCCGTTTTGACATTTGAGGTGTATCCCTACATCCCAATGCCGTACTGGCCCCTCGGTATCGAGCTCCTCGCCCCCAGGGACGCAGCCCAGAGCTACTTCCCCTTCTGTGCAACCTCCAGTTCCACGGATCCTACTGTGATTTATGATCCAGGCGTCCTGTCTGTTGATTCTGAAGTCACAGTTGCGTCGGCAGACTACTACCGTTGTGTCTCCGACGACTTTGCCCTCTACGGCCTCTATTCCCCTCCGATCTGGATTAAGGAAGAACCGGCCGCAAGAGCCCGCCCCCCTGCTGCTACGCACGCGCCCGCCCGAAATGGTGTTCGCAGGCGTCGTGTCTAAGGACGGGAGCCGCTAGCTACTTTTACCCCTAAGTTTTCAGCTGAATAATAGAAAACAGGCCACCTCCCTCTACATGAATTGTGACGATGGATTTTATATAAAATACAAAAATACGAGTTATCCAAGTGTTCTCGAACCGTCGTTTAACCTCTGGGCCACAACTGGTGTTTGGGGGGTGCGTAAACCGC